ATATGCCGTCGAGACCGGGCAATAAAACCAGCCAAAGCCGTTCGCGTTGATCCATTCTTGCCAGGCGAACAGTTGTTCGACGCGCATATGAAACGACAGCGCGAGCATATGCGGCATGACATCGTAAGCGCGGCGTTGCCGGGCGTTGCCGGCGGCAAATTCGCTGCGCAACAGGCCCATATCGACTTTATACGAATAGGGCGAGCGGTCGGCGATGACGAAGGCCGACGGATAAACGGGCAAGTTGTCGGTGAACGTCGGCGGCACGAGCCGGGGGGCGGGCTCGGTCGCTTTGAGCGGGGCAAAGATGCGGTTCATATCGGGTTGACCAGCCAAGGCAGCGTGTTCGCGAAAACCGCCGGGTCATAGATCAGCGCTTCAACCGCGACGGCGGCGCCGCCGCGATGCTCGACATTGGCGACGGTGAAATCGGCGACCGTCTCGATGGCGGTTCCGAGCGCGTAATGCGTCGGCTCCTGGCTCCCCGTGCCATAGACCGGAAACGGCGGCAGCGTTGCCAGCCGGATTTCGTAGGGCGATTGCCCGGGCGTGATCGCGATCGGGTTCGACGGCTCGCCGTATTGATCGCGCAAGACGACGAAATAGCCGCCCTCGGGCGCCGACCAGTCGACCGGGGCGTCGAGCCTTAGCACTTGCCCCCAGGCGTCCACGAGGCCCGACACAACGCCCGCGCGGGCCCAGCGGGGCAATTGCGTGGCAATGCCGATGCGATCCCCCAGGCGCGGAATCAAGCCCTCCAATTCGGTTTCGAATGTCGCGGTTTTGCGAAGGCCCGAGCGCTTTTGCCAGAGAAGCCGCGCGAACCCGACGGCTTGCGTAGCGTCGGCACAGCCGAACAGTTGCACGGGATCGGGATCAAGCGCGGACGGCGGCCATAAAGCGTAAAGCGCATTCCATGTCGAGGGGTCGCGATATTCGACGCGCACGCCGTCGTGATCGCCGGGCTTGTCGAACGAATAGCCGATGGCGAGCGTGCCTTTTGTCATGTTGGCGTCGGAAAAGAGCTGCGTGCGCAGCGCTTTGACGCCGTCTTGCGCGATGCTCATTAACTGGCCCAGGGGCAAAGGCGCACAGCCGGCGGTTTGCGAAACGATGTTGAGCGCTTCCCAAATCGTCGACTTCTGCGCGAACCCGCCGTCGAAAAAGGCTTGCCCGTTCCAATGGGCCGTGAGCCGTTGCAGCTCGGCGAGGTCGATTTCGGTGAGCGGCCGGCGGGCGCCGTAAAGCGTGTTCGCGTAGATATCGACAAACGCGTCGGCCGGGCTGCGCGACGGATAGGCGGGGCCCGAGCCGAAGCGCGGCAATTTGCGCGTGACGTCGGCGGTAATCCGCGAGCTGGCTTGGCTGGCGATGCCGTTGGTTGCGCGCACACGCACGGCGAGCAAAGTCGTTTCCCCGTAAATCGGCGCGGTCGCGTTCACGAGCCGGAATTTGAGCGCCGACCATACGAAATTGGCTTGCGCCCGGCTGGACGGCGGCGGCGGCGAGGTCTGCACGACTTGGACGCGATAGCGCCCGGGCGGCACGTCGACCGCGAAGGTCACGCGCACGGGGGTCGTCGTTTGGCGTTGGATTGAGAACGGCGCGACCGCATAGGCGCCGGTCGGGTTGCCGGCATCGTCAACCGCTTGATAGTGGATTTCGAGACTCGCGCTCATGTTCGAAATCGCGCCCGTCGATTGGTTGACGTCATAGAGCCCTTGCGGAAACACGAAATCGCACATGATGCGGTTGCCGATCGTGCCGGGCTGCGCGGTGATGAACGGGCCCGCCGAATGCGGCGTTTCGCTCGACGTGTAAAAAACCAGCGTGATGCCGACCGCGCTCGTGTCCTCGGTTTGCACGCTCATTTCTTGCACGGTGAGCGTGTAATTCGCGGCGCCCCCCGAAAAGCCGGCGACCGTATAAGTCCGGTCGTTTTTGGTCGATCCCGTGACTTGCACCCAATCGAATTGCGCGGGCGTTTGTTGCGGCAAGCCGGTGATTTGGTTTGGCGCCTTGAACTTGATGCCGGTGCCGCCCTGCGTGAACGTCTGCGCGTTCGCCGTCGGGCCCGAGCTGAATTCCTGATTGGCGACTTCGGCCGAAGAAACGACGTTTTCCATGATGCCCGTCGCCGCTTCGATGCGGCCCATCGTCTGCGCGTGGTCGGCCGGGCCGAATTGCCAATAGGCGAAGGCGTCGCTTTCGAGCGCCGAAACCGGGGTGTCGCCGACGCGCACGTCGTTGAGCTGATAGTCGCCCCAGCCGATCAGCAGCACTTGCGCCAAATACTGATTGTTGCCGTCAAAATAGGTATAGGGCTGCGACGCATAGTCGGGGGTTGTCAGCATTCGGCCGTAAAGCGCTGGGATCGGCTCGCCGAGCCGCGCGGCATTCTGCGCGCCGGCAACCGAATAGATCGGATCGGGCGCGGGCAAGGCGAGCGAGGCGGGCGAGCGCGGCTTGCCGAAAATCAGATTGAAAATCAGGCTCGTCGCCGCGCCGATCGCCGCGCCGATGATCGCTTGCAAGATCAGCTCGCCCAAAACGACGTGCGCCCCCGGGTGGACGATAATCGTAATCACGTCGCCGGGCTCGGTGATGAAATCGGCGTCGGCCACTTCGACTTCGCGGCCGTTGCGCGCGAGCGAAATCCCGCCGCCGAAGCCCTTGGGATAGTGGAGCGTCAGCCATTTGATGAAGCGATCGCCGGGCTTGGTTTCGCGCACGACGCGGCTCGCTTGGTCTAGCGGGTTGCGGAGAATCGCGATCGTTACGGGCTGGGGCTCGGGATCGGGGCCCAGGTCATGCTTGGGGGGGCGTGCGCGCTTCATCATGCCGCCGCCCGGGCGTCGGGGTCATAGCGCCCGAATTCATGCGACGCATAGACCAAGGCAAAATGCGCGAGCGGTTGCCAAACGACGCCGGGGCCCTCGGCCGCATGCAAGACGCCGCCGCGCCAGAAAATGCCGACGTGCGCGGGGCGGCCGGCGGGCATCGCCAAGACAATGCAGCCGGGCTCGGGCTCGGCGAGCACTTGCCAATGGCTTTCGCGCTCGGCGGCAAAGGTCGTGAGCAGCCAGCCGCGATTGCGGGCGCCCTTGATCCAGTCGGGCAATTCTTGGGCTAAGCAATCGGCGTGGAAGCGCCAAACGAGCCCCCAACAGTCGACGCCGGCCGTCGTGCGCCCATCCCAGGCGAACGGCGCGCCAATCCAGGCGTTGACAAATTCGTCGCCGGTCATGGCGCGCGGCGCCCTCATCGGTCCAATCCGGGAAAGCGGACGGTGTCATAGAGCACGCTTGGAAACGGCCGATTCAAGACGTCGGTGCGGCTCGCGGTCGCTTCGACGCGGCTCGCGTTGGCGGAAATGTCGGAAATCGAGAGCGCAATCGGATCGGCGCCGGGCGCCGACAGGTCGCCGCTCGGATAGGTGCGATAAACGACGCTAATGCGCTGCGTCGGGTCGCCGGCCGCGCGTTCGAGTTCGTCAATGATTTCGCGGTCGACGTTGTCGATCACGAGCGCCAAGTCCTGTTGCCCGCCCGAGTTGGCGCCCGGCAGCTTGGCCGAGAACGGCAGGGTTGCGAACGCGACGGCTTGGCCGGTTTCGAGATAGGCCGAGAACGGCAGCGCGGCGTTCGTCAGGAAATGCGTTTGCGCGAACAGCGGGTGGCGCAATTCGAGCGTTTCCAAGATCACTTCGCCATCGGGCGCGCTCGCATAGAGCCGTTGCAATTCGGGGCTGATCGTCATGCAAAGGCCCCCGCATAGCGGCCGACGCGATAGGTGCCTTCCAGCGCCGCCGAAACCGGGTTGCCGCCGCGCCGGATGTCATCGGCGATTTGCCGGCGCATCACGTCGATTTGCACGCCCTGCGGGGTTTGCGTCACGCCGACGTCGGCGCCCGCGTAATTGTTGACGACGACATGCGGCGCGACCGCGCCGACGCCCATGTTGCCCGAGCTATCGCGGCGCAAGGGCGCGATCATTTCTGGGCCCGCCTCGCCCGCAATGCCGATGCCGCCGCCAGCCGCGAACATCGTCGGCGCGCCGATCACGCCGCCGGCCGCGAAACCGGGAATCTTGACATTCGCGGCGGCGTCGGAAAGCGCGCCGAAATTGACTTGGCTCGGCCCCGTTTTGAACAGGCCCGACAGCAATTGCGAGGCGAATTTTTCGAGCGCGAGCTTTGCCAGTTGCGAAATGATCGTCGCGACCATGCGGCGCACGGCCGTCCCCAAGCTCTCGGTGTTGGCGATAATCGATTGCGTCGCCTCGGCGGCGGCGTCGGCGACAAAACCCCAGGTATCCTTGAGCTTTTGCAGCGCGTCGGCGTGTTGCTGGATGGCAAGCTGATTGGCTTTGTAGGCGTCGGAATTTTCGTAAAGCTTTTGGGTCTGGTCATCGTAGCGCTGATTGAGATTTTTCATTTCGAGCGCGAAGGCGGCATCGGTCAGATTGCTATTCTTTTTCAGCTCCACCAATTTGGCCGAGTCCGCCAAGTATTGCCGAAGCGGGTCGGCGGCGTTGTTCAAGGTGTCGGCCGCCTTGTTCCAGGCGTCGATCTGGTTGATCGTGACCTTGAGCGAATCCTCGGTCGCGTTTTCATAGAGCTTCAACGCCTCGGTCAATTGCTTCAAAAAGTCGCGATAGGTGTTATCAACCGGGGTTTTGACCGCTTTCGCCTTGGCCGTCTTGCCCAGCGTCGACAGGTCGACATCGCCCTCGGTGCCGCCCGTGCGCAAGCCCTCGCCGGCCGCCGCTTTCGCCTTGGCATAGGCGGCGACGACGCGGTTCGAGGCCGCCGTCGCGACGTCGGCGGTTGCGTTGAACCGGGTTGACGCGGCTTCGGCGTAACTGGACGCCGCCTGATAGTAGCTTTCGGCTTGCTCGGGCTGGAATCGCAGGCTCGCGGCAAAGCCCTTTTCGGCTTCGTTGACCGCAAGGATTATGTCGTTGAGCGAAGCGCGCAGGTTTTCGAGCGCGGCGACGGCGCCGGCCGCATATTTGGCAATGTCGATCAGGGTATCGCCGATCGCTTCGCCGACCTTGTGAAAGTCGGTGCCCGCCTTGGCGCTATCGATCAGGCTCGCCGCGATCGCGGTCAAAGCGGGCGCCATGCCGGCGACGATTTTTTCGGTCACGCCGGCAATCGCCGCGCTCATCAGCTTCATTTCATCGGCGAAATCCTTCGCCGCTTTGACGTCCTGGTCGGTGAGCGCAATCCCGAGTTCGTCGAATTGCTTGGCAATTTCGGCGAGCAGCGGCCCGGCTTCGTTGAGCATCGGAATCAATTGCGCGCCGGCTTTGCCAAATTCCTGCACGGCGAGCGCGGTCTTTTGCGCGCCGTCGGGCATTTTTTCGAATTGCTCGGACAGCTTGGCGAAGGCTTCCGAAACCGGGGTGCCGGCTTCGATGCCGAGGTCGCGCAAATACTTGGTCGCCGGGCCCGCCTTGCCCGAAAGGTCGGCCATGTTCTTGGACAGGATCACGAGCGCCTTGTTCAAGCCCTCGGCATTGGTGCCCGTGAGGTTGGCGGCGACGTTGAGTTCTTGCAAATCCTTGGCCGAGACGCCGACCTTTTGTGCCGACAGCGCCAATTGCTCCATGGATTCGACGGCGCCCTTGATCTTCTCGACAATTTGCTCGGCGCCAAAGCCGGCGAGAAGTTCCTTGCCCAAATCCTTGAAGGTCTCGCCGACCTTTTCGCCCATCGCTTCGAGCGATTTGAGCGACGACGCGCTTTCCTCGGCCGCGCCGCGCATTTTTTGCAGCTCGGCGGTCATGCGCTGCACTTCGGTATCGCCGACGGCTTTGAGCACAAGTTCAACGATGCGGCGTTCGTTGGCGCTAGGCACGGGCAGGCCCCCTAAGCAGCCGGCGCGGCGACGCGGCGCGCGAGCCAGGCGGCATCAAGCGAAAAGATCGCGTCGCAAGTCCAATCGGGCAGGCGATAGCGGTCGACATAGGCCCAAATCGCGGTGGCCGGGATCGGGCCGACGCCGCCCATGCCAAAGGCGCGGCACGTCGACAGTTCGAAAAACATTTGCGCGAGCCAGTCGGCGCCGAGCGTCGCCGGCCGGCGGTGTTCGTCGCGAAGGCGGCCCGAGCGCGCAAGGAAATCATAGGACTGTTCTCGCCCGCTCCAGTCAGCTTGCCAGCCGAGAAGGCTTTCGATTTTTTTTTGTCGTCGCCGCCGCCTCGTCGTCCTCGGCTTCGGCCAGCTCGCTTGCCAGTTCGAACAAGGCGTCGAGCGCCGGGCGATAGTCGCCGCTAAGAATTTCCTTGGTCATGCCCGGCGGCATTTCCAAAACGCAATGATCGAGAAAGGCCGAATGCCGGGCTTCCTGCCAAGCGAAAAAATCGACGCGCGACAAGTCGGGCTTGAAATCGTCGCCGAACGTCATCGCGACCGCGCGTTGCTGCGCGGTCTGAAATTCGCGGTTGTAGCGGCTCGGCAGGCGCACGCGGAATTTCTCGCCCGGCGCCTCGGGCAATTCGAGTTCGACGCCCTCGCGAACCGAGGCGGGCAAGCGGTAATGATCGAGGCCCATCGGGGGTTTCCTTTCACCAATAATAGACGCGCAGCGCCGAGGCGCCGTTCGGCCCGACTTTGCCCGTGCCCGAGGCGGTAATCATCACGGGCACGTTTTGCCCGGTCACGGCGGGATCGGGAAAGGCGAGCTGCGCGGCGGTCAGTTCGAAAGCATAGCCGCCGGCATCGTTCGACACGGCGAACAGCATGCCGACGGCGTCGGCTTTCAATTTGCCCGGCATGAACGCGTCATAGGCGGCGTCGGCGAGGTAGATCGTCGCTTCCAGCGTAATGTGCGCGGTGCCGGGATTGTAGCGCGTCGGCGCCGCGCTCCCGAGGCAGTTTTGCGGGGTGTTGCCGTTGTCGAGCGTGATTTTCAGGCTTTCGATGCAATAGGCGGTCGGCGCGCCGTCGACCGTGACGAGCCCCATATCGATCGACGCGTTGAGCACGTTCGCCGTCCCCGCGTCGGCGACGGTGCCGCCGGCCGCTTCGATTTGTTGCCCGAGGCTCGGCGCCTCTTGCAAATAGCCGTTGGCAAGCAAGTTATAGGTGCAGGTGACGATTTGCCCGTAAGTCAGGCCGATCACGAAGCCGTTGCAAATCGTGCCCGAATAGCGCTGCGAATGCGCGTCGCTCGTCGCCAGGTGCAAAACGTCGGTATAGGCTTTCGACAGCGTCGCCGACAATGTGTCGACGCCGATTTCGACAAATTCGGGGCGCATCGCGGTCGCGGGCGCCACAAGCGCGGCGTCGGTCGCCGCATCGCGGCGTGACGTGATTTGCGCGGACAGGCCCCCGGGGTCGATGCTGATGATTTGCGCGGCGCCATTGCTCGCGGCATCGGCGAGGCCGTCGAGCCAGAGCATATCGCCGACGGCAAAGTCGGCGTTCAAGTCGCCGGCCGGAATGTCGAGCGTCGCGAGCTGCGGGTCGGTGACGTCCTTGGTATAGGAACCGCCGGCAAGATCGAGCGGCGTGGTCGCGAGCGATGGCGTCGCGTCCATCATGCCCATTTGCAAAAGCCGGTGATAGACGGGGTCGGGTGACAGCTCGCCATTGATCGCGCCGCCGACGGTCAGCCCCGTGACAATCTCGCCGCCGCTCATGCGGTCGAGGCGGTTTTCCGTGCTGGTCGTCGTCGTCGGCGTGCCCGAAAGGTTTTCGGTCGTGAAGCGCACGAGCGCGGCTTGCGCGGTATCGAGCGGCGGGGTTTGCCCGTAGGTCGTTTCGGGCAACAGCACGAGTTCAACGGCATTGGCACTTGACATCGCTTTTACTCCCCAGCGCCTAGGCGCAAACGTTTGAGGTATAACCCAAATTCGCCGACCAGCCGTGCCAGCGGCCGTCGAGCTTGATCGCCGCGCCCGCGAAGTCCGAAAAGTTTTCCATGCTATCGATCGTGAAATCGCCGAGCCGTTGGCCGATCAACAGCTCCCATAACTGCGCGCCATAATCGAGCGCGCGCGCCGAGCTTTCGCCAGCCGGCATCGCCAGGTGCAAAATCGCGATTCCTTGCTCGCGCCAATCGATATTGCCCGGGCCGCCGATCGTCGCCGCGTTGATCGGCCCGCCGATGAATTGCACGAGCAAGAGCGCGTCGGCGTCGCCCTGCGGAATGTCGCTAAAAGCGACGTAATCGGACAGGTCGAAAATCGGCGTCGCCGTCCAGTTGGCATTAAGGCGCGCGAGCAGCGCCGAGCGAAAGCCGGGCGCGCTCATACGAGCCCCTTTGCGCGCAAGTATTTGCGCACGACGCCGCGCTTGCGGCGCAAGCTATAGCCGGGCGTCGAGCGGGCGACGCCGGGCTTGACCGTCGAAACCGGGTTGCCGATCGAGAGCACGGGAATTGCATAGGGCCGCTTTGGCTGCGGCAAGCCGGGCGCGACCATGAAGCCGCCGAATTTGTCGGCGTGCGAATAGCGAAAGCCGATCGACAGCGACTTGCCGAAGCGTCGCCGGAGCAAGGTATAGGCGCCGTAAATCACCGAATTGGGCACCATGATTTCAACCATCGACGCGTAGGGCGCGAGGTCCATCAGCTCGGCATTGCCGCGCAGGCCAATGCGCGCCGCGCTCGGCGGTTCGGCGACGTGTTGCCCGTTGGCAAACCATTGCAGCGAAAGCGCGTAGTGTCCGGTTCGGCGCGGGCTGCGGCTTTTGACATAGGCCCAAGCGGCGGCAATCGCCTCGTCGATCGGGCCGACGGCTTCGTTGTACGTGATATTGCCAAACAGCTTGACCGCGTCGAGGTCGTCGCTTTTGCGGCCGTCAACCGTGGTCACGGGGTCCAGCAAGTTGCCCTGGCTTTGCTCGCTCGCCAATTCGGCTTCGGCGGTGTCGGGCAACAGCGCGTGAAACCATGTGACGGCGTCGGTCAGGTCGGCGATGTCGTTAATCGGAATTGTGCGTTCGAGCGTGGTTTGGGTGACGCGCGCCATTGCCGCTAACCCCTAAGCTGGATCAAGGCGGCGAAAATCGCGGCGGCCGCCGAATGCGTCGCGTCGTCAAATTGCATGATCGCATATTGCCGGCCGCGCCATTCGATGCGGTCGGCGCGTTCGAGCCGCCGGCCGATGCCGAGCGCGGCATAGGTCGGCCAATAGATCAGGCAGCGCAAATCGCCGAGTTCGATCGGGCCGCCGGGCACGAGTTCGGCGACGCGATAGGCGGAAACCATCGCATTGACGGGCCCGAATTTGACAAAGCCGGCGGGGCTCGCTTGCCAAATCATCACGGGTTCGCCCGCGACGTCGATGCCGCCATAAGAGGCGAGGCCGTCGGCGCGCATTTGCGCCGAGTTGGGAAAGGGTAGCCGCGCCATCAGCCCGCGCCGATCCGGCTTTCGCGCCGGTACGTGTCGAGCGCGGTCGTCACGGCGGCGGGCAAAGCCCCCCAGCCCGTGCCGACATTGGCGCCGATTTCGCCGACGCCCGCGTCGGCGGTTTCGACCGAATAGGCGCCGACAACCGAGTATTTCTTGATATTGCCGCTTTGCCCGGGCGGCCCGGGTTCGAGCATGCCGCCCGGGGTTTCGCTCCACAAGACGTCGAACGCGATCGTCACCGCCCAGGTCAGGCCGCGCGGCCAGGGATCAAACCCGCCCGTATAGGCGACGGTTAGCGGCCCGTGTTGATAGCAGTCGACCCAGGTGCGGCCGTAATACCAGGGGCCGCCATACCAGCCATAGGCCGGGAAAAGCGCGCCGAGCGCGGCGTCGACGCTCCAGAACGCCGAGACGTCGACGCCGCTCCAATCGGTGACGACGGGCGGCGTCGTGAGGTCGACGGGCCAGCGGCGCAATAGCATCGTCGTGTCGTGATGGCGGAAGGTTTCGCTATCGGGCGCTAGGTCGAATTGCCGGTCGCAATAGTCCTCACACAACGCTTGCGCGTCGGCGGCAACGGCGGCGATGGCGACGTCTTGCGACGTGTCGGCGGGGTCGATCCCGAGCCGGGCTTTGAGCGTGGCGACGTCGAGCGGCATGGCGCTAGACCATCCTTTCCCAGCTCGGCGCGCCGTCGGCGGGCGCCTGGTCGTTGTCGGGGCGAAGCGAGAGCATCAGCGCGCCGTTGTGGCGCACGACATCGCCGCGCCCATAGCTCTTGCCGCCGCGCCAGGCGCCGCAAAAGGTGCGAATGATATGGCGCGTCGCCTCGGGTTCCTCGGTCAAGAGGTCGACGGCGACGGGCTCGGCTTTGACGGCGGGGTCGGCATAGGTCGGCACGATGACGAGCCGGGCGGTCTGCGCGTCGCGCGCGAGCGTGAGCCCGATCAGGCCGGGCCCGGGGCGCCCGGGTTCGCCGGTCACGCTTTTGCCGTCGCGCCCGCGCCGGCCGCGCACTTCGCGCAGCGTCCAGTCGGCGGGCTCGCTCGGGTTGTCGCGCAGCGCCTGGCGGTCAAAATCGCCGTCGCGAACGATGTCGCCGGCAATCACGCCCCAGCCGCGCGCCGCATAGTCGGCGGGCAGGAATCCGGCCGGCATGCGCGAACGGCTTTCGTGCAAGGTGCCATCGCTCATGCGAAAGCCGAAAATCAGCTCGCGCGTGGCGAAGTCCTCGCGCGTTTCGATCGCCGAGATTCCGGGAACCAGGCATTTCCAGCCGGCCGGGTCGCGGCTCGGGTCGCCAATGCCATTGCGCACGGCTTGCCAGATGCCGCCGTTGTGCCAGGCGATGTCGTTCGCGGCGAAGGCATCGGCGGCGCCGATATGGCGCGGCAACAGCACGATTTTGTCGGTGCCGTCGCGGCCGTCCTGGCCCGGTGTTGGCTCGGGCAGTTCGGCAAGCCGCGCGGCCATATCGCCCGCGAGCCAAGCTTTGAGCGATTCCAGTTGCTCGCCGGTTGCCGCCTCGTGCTCGGCGAGCACGAGCCCGACGGCGCCGAGCACGGCTTTGCTATCGAATTGCACGGCGCGCCTCCGTGATATTGCCGCGCAGCTCGGCGGCGGCGGCGACGGGATCGCTCGACAGTTCGGGCGGCGGGGCTGGCCCGGGGTTTGCTTGGGCGCGCGCTTCGATCAGCTCGGCGACTTGCGCGACAATCGCGGCGCCTTGAACCGCCAGAGCGTCGCCTAAGCGCGTTTCCAGCTCGCCCGCTCCCTTGGCCCCCGCCGGGGTCGCATCGGCGCCAGCGGGGGCATTGTCATTGCTTGGGGGCGGCGAGCCATCGGCGGCCGGGTTGATCGGATTGCCGGGCGCGGGCGCCGAGGGGGCCGACGGTTGCTTGCCGACTTGCGAGAGCGGCACGACTTGCGCTTGCACGCGCGGTTCGGCGCCGAACGCGACTTTGCCGAGCCCTTCCTTTTTGCGCGCTTCGTTGGGCGAATAGAGCCCGCCGGTGATCGCCGTCGTGAGCCCGTCAATCCGTTCCTTGAACGCGGTTCGCAACAGAACATCGGTGTCGAGTTCGGTATATTCGCCGTCGGGCAGCCCGAAAAACTTGTCGAACGCAACTTCGATATGTTCGACCCAATAGCCGAGCCCTTGCGCGAGCCAGAGTTCGACCAGTTGCTCGACATTGCGCAAGGTCGCGGCGGTCAGGTCGCCAATGATAGGCAATGGCACGCCGAAGGCGCGGGCGATGTCGGCAATCGTCAAGTTGAACGTGTCGACCAATTGCGCATCGGTCGCGGTCATGCCCATCGGAACCCATTTGAGATTGCCGCTCAGAACCGGAACTTCGCCCGCGTGCACGCCGGCCGAATGCGCGCGCCAGGCTTCGCGCAAGCGTTCCATTTGGTCGCGGTTCATTTGCTGATCGGTCGACAGCACGCCCGAGGGTTGCGAGGCTTGCGCGAAAAACCGCGCTTGCGTGTCGCTAATCGCGGTGTTGGCCGCGCGGGCGGAAATCGACCATTCGAGCGGCGAGATTCCGCGCAGGGGTTGCCCGGGCCGACAGCGCCCGCGCACGTGCAAGACGTCGCGTTGCGGCGCGAGGTAGTCGATTTCGCCGGCAAGCGGATTGCGGCCGAGCCCGTAGAAAATCGCGCGGGTTTCGGGCTCGACATAGGGCGCCGCCTGGCGCGCGGGCATTAGGTGCAAGGCCGTGACTTCCTGGCGCGCGTTGCGCTCGGCCCAGGCGTAAGCGTTGCCCGCGAACATCAGATCCGAAACCAGATTCACGAGAAAATCCGAGCGGGTTTGATAGGTGTTCGGATTGCGCAAAATCCGCGAGAGCGCCGACGTCGTGACCTTGATCGGATTGTCCTCGCCGTCGAGCCGGTAATGCGTGCCGGGCAGTTGCGCGATCGTCTGCGCATAGGCGTTGGCGCAGGCGTTGACGGTCGCCGGCTCGCCGCTCGCATAGGGCCGCATCCCGCGTTGCCACCATTCGGCAGGCCAGCTCGGCGGAATCGCCGCGTCGAGCGAGCCAGCCGAAGCGCCCGAGCCGCCCGAGCCGGTGGCGACGGGCGATGCAAGGTTGGCCGGCGCGGCCGGAGCGCTGCGGCCAAACCAGCGGGCCAAGAGTCCGGGCTCGGCCATCACTTAGCCTTGGTTGGCGGGCGCCCCCGGCGCGCGGCGGGCGTAGGCGCGGGCTGGGGGTCGGGCTTGGGCGGCGCGGGCTTTGGCATTTGCTCGGGTTGGGGCGCGGGCTTGGGCGTTTGCTGCGGCTTGGTCGCGCTCGCCGTCGCGTCGTCGGGTTTGGGGTCGGGCCCAGGCGCGGGTTTCGTCTCGGGGTTGGTTTCGTCGGGCTCGCCGGCTTTGATTTGCCGGGTCGCATAGCGGCCCGAGCGGCGCGCGGGATCGGTGCCGATCAGTTTGAGCAGTTCGGTCAAATAGGGGTCTTGGACTTGCCCGGCTTTCAGCAAGCATTCGGCCAAGTCGTCGGCGACGGCGACGAACCCCATTTCCCCGTTCAATTCTTCGAGTTCGGCAAAAGCCCAAACCGTGCGGGTCATCGTGTCGCCTTTCGCGCGCCTTGGACGGCGGGTTGCGAGGGGCGACGCCAAGGCGCGAACGCCGCCCCCCGCAAAGGCTTACCAGGCGACGCCCGACAGCCAGGTGACGGCGCCCTGGCGCAACATGCCCCAGGTGATCGGCATCACCATCCGAAGCGCGATGTTCCACGTCTGGAACATGGAAATCGCTTGCGCTCCGGCGGTGCCGACGCCCGCCGGGCCGCCCAGGACCGAAATGCCGAGGTCGGGGCCGACTTCCTCGGCGACGTCGAGCGTGCCGTCGGCTTTGACCGATTGCGTTGGCGCGGTGGCGTCGGCGTTCGCCATCACGAGCGTTGCCTCTTCGGACAGGTCAAACATCACCGTACCGAAGCCGGTGGCGAAGTCGCTGGCATTGACCGCGACGACGGTGCCCGACGGGCAATTAACCGAAACAATCAGCGGATAGCCCAGCAAGGTGCCGTTCGCCATTTCGTTGCGGAAAATATATTGCCCGGTCGCCGTAATCATGAACGACAGGCCGAGCGCCTGGCTATGGCTCATGATGATGACGACATTCGACACGTTGCGGCCGAGGCCGTCGATCAAGGCGCGCAGATCGGTGTTGACGTTGGCTTGCGACGTGCCCGAGCTGGGAATGCCGCCGACGCCGTAGAGCAGCCCGGCCGGTCGCACGCCCGCGCGCAGGTTCGCGACCGAAATCAGGTTGCTATCGATCAGCGTCGACGTGTCCTCACTGATCGAATCACGGATTAGTTGTTCGATTTGCGGCGTCGAAATCTGGTCGAGTTCCTTCGAATAGGTCGAAATCCCCGCCAGTTTGTAGCGTTCGAAGGTGTTGGCGGTCGTCGAACCCTGCACGACGGGAATCACGCCGGTTTCGCCGACCCAGGCGCCCGCCATGTTGCCTTGGTTGGTGCGGCGCGGCGCAATGATCGTGCCGTTATTGCCAAACTGGAGCACGCGCCCCCGGCTCGACAACGCGTTGTAGATTGACAGCGCGAGCACGTCGGCGACGAAATCCGTATAGCCCTGGTGGACGAGTTCGGCGGCCCATCCGGGGGTTTTGCTATCGGCGACGTCGGTTGCCGAACGCTTGAGCCAATCGCAGCCGACTTTAACCCGCTCGTCATCGCGGTATCGTTCGCCGATGACGTCGTCGAGCGAGCGCCGCGAGTGATAGGCCATCAGGTGCGCGGCGGCCATTTTGAATATGAGTTGCCCGGGCTTTTCCTTGAGTTCGGGGCGCGCGGGCACGGTCAAGCCGTTGCTATTGGCGGCGTGCGCGACGGGCAACGCGCGCGCGGCCAAGGCGCGTTCGATTTGCACGTTCGTCGAAATCGAGCGCGTGACGTTTTCCTTTTCCTCGGCGAGCGCGGTCACTTTGGCGGTTTCGTCCTCGGTGAAATCGCGGGCGTTGTCGTTTTCGGCGGTGGCGCTGATCGCGGCCAATTCGTCATCGATGGCGACCGAGCGCGCCTGAAGCGCGACGATCTTTTCGGAGATAGGAGTCGGCATTGTCGTGGTTCCCTTGCCGGGGGGGGCCGCGCCAGGCTTCGGCGACAGCGCTCGGGTGATGGCGGCGGCGCCCCCGGCGCGCGGAAGTGTCGGGGGGCCGAGTTGGGGCGCGAGGCCGCCGGAAAAAATGCGAGCGTCGTGCGGCGAAGGCGCGAGGCCCTTGATCCGCAAGGCGTTGGGGTTCATCGGCACGCTGACGAGCGAGCATTCGAGCAGTTCGGTTTCGGTGAAGCGCAGCCCGCCGGTTTCGGCGATTTGCGCATATTCGCGCGGGAGAAAGCCGACCGAAACCGCGCGCAAAATCCGTTGTTCGATCAATTGGCGCAGGCGGTCGATATAGGCGGCGGTGCCTTGCTTCGCGAGCACGAGGTCGCCGACCAGTTGCCCGCCGACGGCTTTGACGTTTTGCCAAGTCCCGATCGGGCTTGCACTGTCATGGTTCCACAGCGCGACCGGGTTGCGCTTGAACTGGGCGAGGTCGACGCCCGCCATATCGATGACATCGCCGGCCCGGTCGACCGCGTCGCTTGCCATAATGTAAGTATAAGGGTCGGCGACCGACTGGACGCCGGTGCGCGTGATCCTGGTGCCGGGATCAGGTAATCGGGAGAGCTGCGGCATGCTGGCCTCGGTTCCCGGGATGGCCGGGAGAGGCCGGAATCACCGAAGGCGTCACCGCCCGCGCACCGTCGCCGTTTGCCAGTCTGCCGCGCTCGGCCCGGTCGGGGCGTTCGCGCGGGGGCATGGCGCGGCTTGTAGCAAAAAGGTTCAGAGGCGAAAAGATGCAAAACCGGGCTCGGGCGGCATCACGCAAGGGGTTAGTACGCTTAACCGCCCGGGCCCGGCAGAGGTCGGCGACGGGCGGGCGCGCAGGGTTTGCGAGGGGGCGCCGCCCATTGTCGCCGGTTTGGCGCCGTCGCGGGTTCAGGGTTGCACGCGGCGCCTTTGGTTGGTCCTTTCATTCGGGCAAGGTCAGCCCGATTTCTTCGATGGCTTGCACGAGCACGTCGCAAGCGTAGCGATCCATCCCCAGGCGGTGCGCGTGGTTGCGCACGAGCTGCGCGGCGCGGGCGCGCACGGCTTGGGCGCCGTCGGTGTCGAAGCGCAGCCGCCAAACCGCGACCGCGACCAGCTCGGGCCCTCGGCCGGCGGTCGCGTCGCAAAAGCGTTCGACAAATTCGCCCAGGCCGCCTTCGAAAGTCAGCGCGGGCACGCTCGCGAAGGGGCGGGCGGGTTCGGTCATGGGCTGGACTCCTTCGCGCGCGACTTGGCCGCTTTGCGCAGCGCGTGCGCCTTGGCGGTCAGCTCGCCGGCTTGCGTTCGATATTGGGCGGCGGTTTCGCGTTTCCTGGTCGACACGTCGAGCCAGGCGTCGGCTTCGATGTCGAGGCGGTCGGCAAATTCGCGGGCGAGCTGCGCGCGAATTGTCGCGTTGCGGATTTCGGCATCGGTCACGGCGCCGGCTCCCAAAGGTCGGGCCAAAGCACGGGCTCGCGTGCGAGCTTGGCCGCGAGCGCGCGGGCCCGGCGGCCGGCGGCGCGTTCGGGCGCATCATAGCGATTGTGGCAGCGCTGGCAGGCGTGGAACAGGTCGGCGATGTCCTCGGTTTCGAGCGGCGCCCCCCGGAAATGCGCGGCGGTCAAAATCACGAGGTTGCCGGTGTCGGGATGCTTGCGGCGATGCTCGGCCGCGCAGCGCCCGCCCTCGTGGTCTAGCCCGCATTGGCCCTGGCATTCGCAGCGGTTGCCCGAGCGCGCGCGCACCATTGCGACCAAGGCGGCCCAGCGCCGGGAATACCGTTTGCGGTTTTCAGGTCTAATGGGCACGGCCGTTGATCCTGGCAGCTTCGGCGCGGCGGTCGTCGATGAACGCGCCGAGCACTTCGTTGGCAAGTTCGGGTTCAAGGTCCGAAGTCACGGAAATGTGCGTCGTGTCGTCGCCGTTGTCGGTCAGGATCAAAAGCACAAAATGATCGTCGGGCCCGGGCTCGACAATTGCTTGCAGCGCTTCGATCAAGCGCGCGACTTCGAAGGCGGTGGTTTCGGTCATGCGCGGGCTTCCTTGGCGGCGGGAATGACGGCGGGCACTCCCAATCTGGTTTGCGGGCTTTCAATGGCCCGCCGCCATTCCTGCCAAAGCGACCGCAACAGCCGCTTTTCGACGTAGCGTTTCGCGTCGTTGTGAATATGCATCGGCGTCCAGGGTTCGTCGCGGCCCGCCTCGCGTTCGATCAAGTAGGCTTTGCGATCGAGATAGAGTTGCCCAAGCGGGCCGATCGCGACGGTTTCGCCGTCGGTGCGCTTGCCGTCGTCATCGCGCGGCGCCCGCAATTGCGCTTTCATAATCGCGCCGCCGATATTCCACATCAGCGAACGGCGTTCGGCGTTGTAGCCGTGCTCCAAAGCGTCGGCGCCCGTAACGCGGCGTTGCCGGCCGCCCGCGATGACGGCGAGCCCCATGCGCTTCCACAGCGCCGACGGGTTGCGATAGTCGCCGGGGCCGATCGCGCATTCGCCAATGATGCCCGCGAGCGACAGCGCGCCGAGCCCGCGCACCGATTCCGCCCAGGCGAAGATTGACAGCTCGCGCGCTTGCTTTTCAAGGTCGCGCTCTATCGCGCGCTTGGCGGCGCCGAGCGGTTCCATTGCCACGAGAAACGGATCGAGCGCGGCGCGCAGCGGGTGGACGTCGGCGGCGATGACTTGCTGATAGAGCTTGGCGCCCGCGACCTTGTCGCCTTCCATCAACCGCCGGCAAATCGCTTTCGCTTGCAATTCGAGGCGTTGCCGCGCGCGGAGCATATCCTGGCGCCAGCGCCAGCGTTCGACGATGATGTTGAGCGGGTTTCCGGCGGCGGGGGGCAACGGGGTTGCGCGGTGAGGCTGGCCGCCGGAAGGGGATTGAGCGGGTGGGGTATCATTGGGTGCCACGAACCGTTTGGCCCGCTCAACAGGGTTTCCGGCGGCGAACCGCTTCGGGGGGGCGTTCGATGCTTGGCCGCCGGAAGGGGGGTGAGCGGGCGACACGGCGATGGGCATCGTCGACAGGGTGGCCCGCTCAACAGGGTTTCCGGCGGCGTTCGCCTCGGGGGTAACGCGTTCCAGGGGGCCGCCGGAAGGGGGTTGCACGGGCGCCGAAGCTTTGGGGTTCGGCTTTTTCCTGGCCCGTGCAATGGGGTTTCCGGCGGCGATTGGAGGCTGGGTTTCGGGCTTGGGGGGGCCGCCGGAAGGGGCGTGAGCGGGCGCGCGGGCTTCGGGTGCCGTCGTGGAAATGGCCCGCTCAACAGGGTTTCCGGCGGCGCTTAGAGGGTGGGTGTCGCCTCTCACCTGGCCGCCGGAAGGGGGGTGAGCGGGCGATATAATACCGGGCTTCGAGGCGCTACTGGCCCGCTCAATTTTTGGGCGCGGCGACAGTGCCCGGGTTGGCGCCTCAACAATGGCCCCGCCCGCCAGCGCGTTGACCACGCCGGCAATCCATTTTTCACGCTTCGGCATGGCGCGCGCTTTCCAGCAATTCTTCCAATTGCTTTAGGGTCATCGCGCCTTCGGCCCGATTATGTTGGCCGACCTTGCCGGCGACCGCGCGCAGCCAGCGGCCCTTGTGCCCCATGTCGTTCGCTTGCGTCATGTAGCGTTCGGCCGCCGCGCGCAGCTCGGCGGCGTTGGCATCGCCCAGCCGCTTGCCGCCGGGCAACGGAAAATCGAACAGCGTCGCCGCGAGCACTTCGCGCAGCCGGGCGCCGCGCTGCGTCGTGTCGCTCGGCTGGATCGCGGCGAAGCGCAGTTCGCTCAGATACGAATGAATCGCGCCCGCGCACCACAAGCGCAGGATTTGCGGCAGGATTTTTTCGAGTAATTTCGTGTCCTTGGAAATAATCTTATAGAGCGCTTCGGTGGCGGCGAGCTGGTTGCCCGCATGCTTTTCCCAGGCGTCGCGCGCGGATTGCCGAACGCTCGGCAATTCTTCGACGGGCTTTGCCTGCGTCGCTTTATTCTCGCGGGGGGTCGGCATAATCCAGCGTCCTTTCGTCTTGCGCACGCTCGGTGCGAAATTCGGCGGCGAGCGCCGCCATGCCTTTTGCGGTGATGAAAACTTGAACGCCGAACGTCTCGGAACCGTCGACGCGGCAAAGCCGAATGATCTTTTGCTTTAGATGTCCGCTTTCCAGGCGCGATTGCATGCCGGCGAGCTGGTCTTTCGGCTCGCGGAAAATCCAGCCGTGCCCCATCAGCCAGCCGATCAGGCGCTTTGGCTTGACTTCCAAAACCTTGGCCGCGTCGGTCAGGTTGAGCCCGCCGCGCGCGTGGCAAAGGTGCCGGAAATCCTCGGCGATTTCTTCAAGCGCAATCGCTTCGCGGACCAGCTCGTGCGGCACGTCGAGCGCCGCGAGCCGTTCGGCAAGGCTCGCGCCCAGGGTCATGCCGGCGCCCCCGCATGCCGCCGCGCGACCAGGCGCGCGCGTCACAACGATTTGGCGATGCTGCGTGTTGAACACGCGGGCGGATAGGCGACCGTCGTTTATCGCGGCGTCCTCTAGCGCGGCTTCCAGTTCGATCGCGTCGACGATCAGCCGGGCGGCGAGCATTTCGAGATCGGCGGGGGTCACGCGCGGCATCATTCGGGCGCCCCCGCGCGCAGCCGCGCCGCTTCCTCGCGGCGCTTCAATTCGGCCGCCTCGGCCGGCCGCTCGGTTTCGAGCCAATCGCGCCAGTCGATCGGCTCGCGCCGCGATCCATCCCAGCGCCAGCGAATCCGGCGATTGCCCTCGGCTTCCAGCCGCGCGTTGTCGGCGTCGACCTTTTCTTGCCCATAGAGCCGGGGGGCGAACGCCGCCGACGTCTCGCGCGCGAGTTCGGCCAATTCGGAAGCCTTGGGCAAAAATGCCTTCGACAAAACCCAACTATCGATTGCCTTGCGCAGCGCGTCGGGCGGAATGTCGGCGAGGTCCGACGCGAGCAACGCAAGGCGGTCGTTGTGCACGTCAATATCTTCCCGAGCGGCCGGGCGGTAACGCAAGCCTAGCTCCAAAATCAAAGCCCGAATCTTCGCCGGAACTTTCCTCGGCTTCGACTTCGGCAAGGGCGTTTCGGTAGGCGGCGACGATAGGGTCGGGGCGATTGCCGCCGCGATTTCCGAAATCGGTTTGGCGTCGGTCATGGCGTGCCCTTCCTCGGTCCTCTGTCATTTGCAGCCAGTTGATCCAGGCTTGTTGCCAATTGCATTTCTTGGCGTTCGGCGTGCCGCTCGCGGCCCAATGGGCGCAAAATTGTTCGAGCGCGTCGTCGACCCAATCGGCGCCCATGCGTTCGGCCCGGGCCGCCGCTTGCGTGCCGGCCGTGAACGGCTCGGGCCGCCAATCGGCGGGCAAGCGATGCTTGGCGGTCGCCTCGCGCCCGCGCGTTCTCTCTCGCTCGGGGGGGGTATTAAGGGGGGTTAATTTTAGGGGGTTCGGGGGGGCTTTATCAG